AATTCTCACCGTCATAGCGGTATGCGTGTCCGTTATACACATACACAACATCGGTGCTGATGTCAGATACAGGAAGTGAATTGACCGCCAAATATCTAACAGGCATATAGTTTTGGTAAACGCTCTCAATGGTGTTGTTGAAATCGGTTTGAGTTACATACTGCGATAAGTCTATCTCCGTTGAGCCAATCTTTTCCCATTTGTTATTAACCCAAATGTACTCATCATAAACATTTGAGCCGCTTCCGCTATTGGGTACAAGATAGATGTAATTACTGTCGCCCGTTTGAGGTAAACTCTGCACTACTGCAATGTGAAGCCCAATATCAGCAGAAATCACATTACCGTTAATTGAAATGCCTGCTCCGGGAATTAGGTTGTTCTGTTTACTCGAAAGGGCAGTTTGTATCGTACCTAAAGTGGTAAGGTTGACTGTTGTTGCAGATACATCGCTCTGCATTGAAAAAAATGCAATGTCGCTTTTATAATATTAAGATACATACGGGAATAAAGCACCATTGTATTTCTGTGCGCCTTGATTAAGGCTGCCTGCAAATAAGATTGAGCCTTGTTTAACTTCAAGCCTTTTCCTCATAGTGCCTTGGCTATCTGGCAAGACAAGTCTAAAAGTGCCATTGACATCGTAAATAGTGTCAGCGCTAAATTCCCATATGGAATAATCCTGTTTTGTAGGCTCAAAGATAGTGCGAACATTAACGGCATCTTTACCGTCAAACTCGCCTGCATCTGCTCTGTCCTCAACAGATTGTGCGGTTTGCTCTGCTGATTGTGCTACTTCAAGGATTTGGTTGTAAATATTGGGCGTAGGGGGTTGAGGAGTTTGTCCGTCAATTAATCCGCTTTCTTCAACCTCAATGTAAACTTTATTAACAGTAATCAAATCACCGCCAAATACCGAAACGGAAACCTCGCCTGCATCTAACACTTCGGCAGGCACAAGGCAAGTATCAGTTTCGTCAAGCAACATTTCGTAAGGCGTGTTATCCTCATTTCTAAAAATAGCCGTTTTGCTTATACCCTCCCAATCCTCACTAAAAAGAAAAGAAGCATATAAATAATTTTGACTATCGGCTACTACCCGTTTGTTGTCTTTTCGGGTAATTATTTGATTGTCAATCTGAAAATCTAATGTCATTGTTTCACTCTTTCGTAATAACATCTGCACCCGTAATGTGGTTTTTCGGGCAGCTTGTTAATCGGATATATTTTTCCGTTTCTTGAACGGCATATCTTGCACACCTTAAAGTCATCTTGTGTGTGCCATTTCAATCTCGTTTCATCAGCCTGTGCAGCTTCATACACAATCGCCTTGTCTATTACATATACGCCGTATTCTTCAATTTGCTTGTTGAGCAAGTCCAAAGCCGTTTTTTGCGCTTTTAATGCTTCTGCTGAGTTTAAAGAATACTCATTATCTTTTACCGTAAGCAGGCTTTCAGCATATCGTTCCCTTTTTCTGCGCCATTCATCAAAGAATTTGTACTTTGTAACGATGTAAAATTCTGAAAGCCAACGCTTCACGTCTTTGTCTGTATAGCCCTTATTTCGCTTTTTTAATGACAAGAGATAAACTGTTAAGGCTTCCCCTAAAATGTCATTGTAGAGCCGTTTAACCTCTTTATTTACCATTTCAGGGGATAGGGAACGGGTTGAAAGTTTTAATCTTAACCGATTAAACGCTTTCAGGTTGCGTTTTTTTAACTTTTCAACCCTTTTATCAATATCATCATACGGTGTCATCATTTACCTCTTGGGTATTGTCCTCATCGGGGTTTTCTTCGTCATTGTGGATATGTTCTTCTTCCTCATATTCCCATTTTTTGAGGTAAGGTACACTATCCAAATAAGCCTGCTGGGTGTCTCTGAACAGTGATACAAGCCCAAAGGCAATTCTTGGATGCACACCCGCAACAAGCAGATTATTAAGTGCCTGTGTTTTAATAATGAGGTTTGCCGTTCTATCTCTGTTAAATTTGATGTCAATATCTGACAGGAAAAGGCTTTTAATCTCTTCGGGTGCAGATTTGCTGTTTTTAGCAATTTTCAGCATTGCTTTAATAGCCTGCTGCTCCGGGTATTTAAACGCTTCCTCAAACGCTTGTGCCTGCGTTTCAGCAATAGTCCAACCGTCCGAAAGCATAATTGCCTGTCCTGTATTACCGCCTGTTGAGGTTTCCCTTGACGGCACACCTGCGATTTCAAGCATAGCGGAAACGAAAAAGTCAATAACGGTTTGTGAATTAGATTGGTTTAACTCACTTGTAAGCCATTCAACCGCCGCTTTTTTCTCGCCTGATACATCGGTTGTTTGTAAGCAACCCTTTACCATTAGGTCATCAAACTGTTCCTCGCTTATTTTGCAGTTATTGAGCCATAGAATAGCCTGTACAAACTGCGCAATGGAATTTACCTTATCACTCGCAACTGTATTAATAGCGTTAATAATGGGAATTACCAACTCAAAACATCCGCAAAGGTTTTGATTGTATTTGTATTCAATGATAGGAATAAAGCCTAACCCATTCTCGTCGGTTTTTTTGATTTCCCATTTACCAAAACTGCCCTCAATATCATAAAAGGTGTCTTTGGTATATGCGCCGAGTTTTATAACGCACTTGTACTTAATTATTAATGTGCCGCCGAGCACAACGTCTTGATACACATTATTTGCTTTAATGACAAAAGTGCACTCGCTCTTTAAAGTGGTAAGCCTGAAAACGGACTTTTCCACATCGTCATCGGGATTTGCAGTAACAAGACGATAGCCCACGCCGCAAACGCAAAATTCCTCTGCTAATTCAAGGTCTTTTGCGCCTTTTGACTGTTCAAAAGCCATTTCGTTAAGAGAAGCAACGCCTTTATCCGTTCTGTGGTCTATTTCGCCGTTTACAGGCTGCGTCTGTGCAATATCGTCTGCCGCCCTTTGAGCATAAGTAACGGGATTACCAAAAATGAAGTTCTTTTTAAACTCCTTAATCATAGTCGCATAATTGACTACGGTTTTATTGTTAATGTCCGCTCTTACCTTTTTTTGCCTGTTACGAATAGGTTGTAAGCCTTTTTCAAAGTTTTTGAGCATTTTACACTGTGTATAATTCTCATAAATCTCAAAAACAAGGCTGTCAAGCACATCAATAATGTTGCTCTCGTTGATTCCCTCTACATCGGTAAAAAGCTCAATGCGCCCTTTAAAAGCGGTTTTTTCCGTTGCTATCGGGTCACAAGGTTTTAACTTAATCCAGTTATTTATCATTTTCCCACCATAAAAAAAGAGCCGGTGCCTTAATTGGCACTCGGCTCAAACAATTCATTAAGATTTATTTTAACGTTTGAATGACAGAGTTTGCAATAAGGGTAAATAACCCCTCTTGCCTTTGTATCTGCTTTCATTAGCAGTTTTTTCTTATTTCTTACCCTTTCACATACAGGGCAGTATATTTCTTTTACCATAGCAAAGAGGGCGTTTTTATATCCCGTCCGCCCTTAACGGTCAGGAAGTATCATCTATGGATAATATAGAGTTCACATTTATTTTATATTACAAAAAGTAATATTTTCAATATGCTAAATGAAATTTAGTGCGCTTTTATAGCACTAAAATAATCTATCAGAGATAACAACATTCTCGTATTTGCCTTTTATAACCATTTCGGCAAGCCCGGCAAGGCTATCGGGGGCATCATCGTGCCTATTTTTACCCTCAACAACAAAGCTGAACACATTTTGCATAAATTGCTCGTATTGTTTATCCCTGTAATTCGTATCACGGAAGTACATATCTCTTATTTCAGGGGAATTATTGAAAATACGAAACTCTTTTTTTGTTCGGGTATCTGCATATTTGCCCTGTAAGCTGCAAGAATAACCTTTTTGCTTTAAAAGTTCGTCAACCTTTTCCATATACTCCTCGCCGCCGTTGTTATATTCAAAATCAGCCGTTCTGACATTGTTTTTAATTATTTTTTCGGCTACAAGGGGTTGAGTTACCCTTTTGTTTGCGTTAGAGTAC